CGGCTAGATAAAGCAATTGCTTATGTCGAGATGAACATGAAGAACAACAGTGGTTCATCTATGCGTGATGCGATTGACCGTATCGAGAACCGTTTAACAACACTTGAGGATCATGTAACGAAACCTCGACGGTGATATCATCGGTCGTCTTATGACACCACAAGATCTTGAAATCATCCTGAAGTACCTCGCCAAAACAGTTGTTCCCCAAGCGGATCACGATGCTTTCTTTCTTGCTGTTGAACGGTTGCGAGCCTTGCAAATAAAGGCAATGAAGGCCGCCTAAAACCTCTACTACTATGAGGCTATGACCTCCCTGAAGAACTGGCTTACCTGCCCCAACTGTGACTACGGATGGGATATCAACGAAGGTCGTCACTGCCCGACGTGCCGTGTTGAAGGAGAACCAGATGGAGAAGAATGAGTACCCCGTTGTCTTGGTCTGTTGGGCTGATGCCCACACAGGTGAAAGTGGATGGCAAACACTAGAGACATACGAAGACGATGGAGAAGTCATTGTCGAAACAGTTGGGTTCCTTGTACCGGCTGACGAACCAGGTGGCAAGAAAGATCATGTCACCGTGTGGCAGTCATACCACGGAGGCGAAGGAATCAACCCGTTTCATATCCCTGTCGGCATGATCCGCACCATGAAAACAATTTCAGATATTTCTATTTGACTTTGATACACCCTGCCTGTATGTTTCTGTCTAACAGTTACAACAGAAGGGGAGCCACATGGCTTTACATCGTTACCGTATTGAGAAGCCCGAACACGGCGGACAAGATTGGTTAAACATCCGGTTCCGTGATGAAGACGGCAACAAGCGCGTATCCGCATCAGCGGTAGCTGCAATCTACGGGTTGCATCCATTCGTGCGACGTGAGCAGTACGCAGCAGAACTACTCGGTGATGTCGCACCATCACCAATCCCACCCAACCCTGCGATGGAACGAGGCAACCGTCTTGAACCATTCGTACTTGAATGGGCAGTGGACAAGATTGGTATCCCATACATCACACCTGAAGAAATGTTTGCGTGTGACTCACCGAACGGTGCGCGTATGGTGTCCACCCTTGACGGCTACTGGGAAGACGGCGATGACCGCAAGATCCTTGAGATCAAAACCACCACCCGTAACTGGAACGGTGAACTGCCTGACTACTGGCGCATCCAAGGAATCCAACAGGCATTGTGTGCCGACACCAATGAAGTCATGTGGGCCATCTTTGATCCGTCCATGATCCTTCACCTGCACAAGCAGACGATCACACCGGCAGAGTTTGCCGAGCATGTTTCTGCTGTCGAAACCTGGCTTAACGCTATCGAGTTAGGCATGATCCCTAGCGGTGTCAAGTGGTCGTATGAAACCATTCAGACCCGCTATCAGCGTTCAGTGAACCGTGTTCAAGAACTGCCCACTGAATCCAAAGAACTGTTTGACAGGCTCCGTCATGTGCGTAGCGAACTTGCTTCGTACAAAGAGATGGAAGACCAGTTGAAAGCAGAAATCTGTGACATGATCGGCGACTGCGACACTGCTGTCATTGACGGCACCACAGTGGCTACATGGAAAGCACAGACCCGTGAATCGTTTGACGCTAAAGCGTTCAAACTTGCACACCCTGAGTTGGCTGCAACTTTTACTAAGCAGTCATCAACCCGCACATTTCTCTTGAAAGGGGATAAATAATGGAAAAGAAAACAATCGGACTTGATGAAGTCCTTAACAAATACGGAGTACCAGATCCGAAGATCATCGGCAAGTTGCCGAAAGGTGGTATGCAGCTTGACTTCGTTGGTCACGCTGATGTCACCAAGATGATCATCGAGATTGACCCGATGTGGACATGGGAACCAGTGGCGTTCAGCACTGACGGCCTGCCCGCATACCGTGTCGAGAACGGCATGGCACACATGGCTGGTTGGCTTACCATCCACGGTGTACGTCGCCTCGGTATCGGATCGGTCGCACATAACAAGCCTGACTTGTTGAAAGAACTTGCGTCTGACTTCCTTCGCAATGCTGCTATGCGTTTTGGTATCTGCCTCAGCCTGTGGACTAAGCAGGAATGGGACGACGTTGATCGCCCAGCACCTGCACCGGCTCCAAAGACCCAGCAGATTCCGAAGCAGTTCCCTAAGACTGACCACGAACCACACATTCCTGCGAAGAAGCCACGCACATTGACACCACTCTCACCTAAACAGGTAGAGCAGTTCACTAAGGCTTGCGTTGACAAGGGCATTGACCCCAAGGTTGTAGCTGCTAACGCCGAAATCCCTGAAGGTCAGCAGTGGATGGAATCCCACCTCCCTGCATTGCGTAAGGCATACAAAGAACTTGCATCATTCAAGGACGGTAAGTGATGGCTAACAAAAGAACTGTCGATCCTGAGGCTTCAGAGGCTTCAGCACACATCATTGGTATCAGAGTGACACCATCACAGTTGGAACAGATTGCTTTGCTGTGCCGTCAGCGCGGTGTCAAGCGATCACAGTTGTTCCGTGACCTGGTGCGTACCGCTGTCGAAGAAGAATTGGCGAAGTGATGAGGAACTACAACCCGAATCGTTACCGTCAGCCCAGCACAGAAACTCGTTTGACTGATGCGTATGCGGCCCATGACCGGACACAAAAAGCACTTGATGCAGCCCATGCCCAGATCCGTGCGTTGGAATCTGAGGTGGCACGGTTAGAGCGAGAGTTGGCTAACCGTGGCTAAGTATGAAGATCAACTTGATGAGATGGAGGAGAAGGTAAAACTTCTTCAGTTCCGACTCAAGCAGGCACAGCAAGAGGCTGAAGATTGGCGCAAGATTTCTAACGCTCTCGCCCATGCCTTCGCTCTGCTTGACAACAAGAAACCGCAGCCACAATGGATGAAGCAGTACTACAAGCAGTGGGAATCGAAACAGAAAGATTGGTTCGGTGTCTGACCGGTGGAACCACGGTCGCTCGACATATCTCAAACATAAATGCCGATGCGAGATCTGCGTTGAAGACGCACGACTGTACCGTGCAACATACCGTAAAAGCGTTGTCAGGTTGGACGCTAACCATTTAGTTCTCCGACTACAACTAGACGGTCGCACTGGTGCAGTAGCAAACAGTCTTCTTTCTAAGTGGCGCAAGAGTGGCATGGATGTGTACAACGCTGACCGTTGGGCAGTGAAACTTGGATACCACCCCTTTGAAATATGGGGATCAGATTTTTATGAAGGATGCGAAGCATGAGTAAATCAAAACAAAAAGGAACAGCTGCTGAAACAGCGGTAGTTAAATACCTGAAAGAGAACGGGTTTCCGTATGCGGAACGACGTGCATTGACAGGCAACTACGACAAGGGCGACATCACTGGGTGTGGGCCGATCGTGTTTGAAGTAAAGAACCACGCCAAGTTGGACTTGGCTGGATGGGTTGCCGAGTTGAAAGTCGAGATCGCTAACGCTGAGGCTATGACCGGCACGGTTGTCGCTAAGAAGCGTGGCACTACTTACCCTGGCGATTGGTACGCAATCATGCCGTTCGGCTTACTGGTTGAACTATTGAAGGAAGCGAACTACTAATGGCTGATTTAATTATCCAAATGATTCAACTTCTTGCAGTGTTTTTCTGTGGGATATTCATAGGGGAGAAGTTGGGTGCAGATAACGATCGTTCTTGATGAGTACGAACTTGCCCATGCAGCTATGGCTGGATGTCAAAGGCGTATCGCATCAATACAGAAACAACGGCCACAGTTCTACGGGTCAGATGAACGCAAGAACTTTTGGCAGATAGACATCATCGGCATGATCGCTGAGTATGCGGTAGCCAAAGCGTTTAACTTGCATTGGCAACCAGCGACCAACCAAAAACTTTCCGACCTTGAAGGCGACGTTGGTACATACCAGATCCGTTCGACTGAACACATGACCGGTCATTTGTTTCTTCATCCGAAAGATAAACCTGCCAAGTACATCCTTGCCATTGTCAAAGAGAACAAAGTTTTGTTACGAGGCTGGATTGATTTAGCTGCTGGTTTAGAAATCGGGGAAATAAAATCCCCTGACACAGCATGGGTTAGACAGGATCAACTCAACTCTTTCAATGATTGGGATGACCCGATCTTTTGGTCTGCCACAGTTCGGGCTAAACTATCCTGATCCGTTTAACAATACCCCTTAGGAGGACTATGCCCCTTACTTGACCTGTCCCATGACGAAAGGAAAACCATGCTCAAACGCATCCTCATCTCAACCACTGTCCTTATAACCCTCTCAAACCCCGCTGTAAGCCACGCAGACAGCACCAAACCCAAGTCCTGCCCCGAATACGAGGCAATGATCCGCAAGCACGGACTGCCCGTTAAAGAATTCAGTTTTTATATGTGGCGCGAGTCGAAATGTGAACCCAAAGCAATCGGCTGGAACTACCGAAGCGGTACCGACCACAACAATTGTGTGCTAACACCGGCAGCCACCTACAAAAACTGCCGTGCTATCCGTTCCTACGACATCGGATTACTCCAGGTGAACTCAGGCCACAAAACCATCACCGCCCAGATCTGCAAGCGTCCACGTCGACAACTAATCAAATCCTTGACAGACCCCTCATGCAATCTAAAGGTAGCCAAATACCTCTATGACAACGGCGGGTCAGCACACTGGAAAGGATCATCGGGGATACATAAATAGTTCAACTGTTACTGTGACCACAGGTAGAAACTTGTGGAAACAGTTACATACAAAGACAGCCTGCGCTTCTGGCGCAAAGTATCCGTAGGCACACCCGACCAATGTTGGGAATGGCAAGGATCACGGAGAGGGGACAGTTACGGACAGTTGTACGTCGCATACAAGCATCGTGCAGCACATCGTTTCTCCTTCTTCATGGCGAACTACTACTATCCACCGGTCGTGAGACACAAATGCGACAATCGAGTATGTGTGAACCCCCATCACCTAGAAGGCGGGACACAAACAGACAACATGAGAGATGTCGTAGAACGAGGGAGACACTTCTATGCCAACAAAACGCACTGCCCACAAGGACATGAATACAACGAAGCCAACACCTACACCCGACCAAAAGGCAGTCGAGAGTGTCGCTCCTGTCGCAAAGAACGCAAACACAAGATGGTCTTGCAGTAGCTGCGGAACATCAGTAACATTATTCGTGGCGGTAATACACCCGCCAACACACATCTGTAGCAAAAAAGCAAACAGAATCACACCTTTAAAGAAAGAAGGGGAATCAAATGAGTAACCACATCACAATCACCGGCAAGGTCGGACAAGATCCTGAGTTGCGATACACAGCAGCTGGGATGGCAATCCTTAACTTTTCGGTAGCCGACACATACGGCAAAGATGAGAAGAAGAAAACCACCTGGCACGACATCACCGTCTTTAACAAGTTGGCAGAGAACGTCGCTAACACCATCGGCAAGGGATCAACCGTGATCATCGTTGGTCGTTACGAACAAGAAGAATTCACCAAGAAAGACGGAACCAAAGGCAAAGGTTTCAAGATCATCGCTGATGAAGTTGGCGCGTCATGTCGTTGGAACGCATGGGTACAGGACAACAGCGGTGCAGTCATGCAGCAAATCGGTCAGGTGTTCCCATCTTCCCGTGAAGTTTTGGTTGACGAAGAACCATTCTGATGAAAGTTCTCTCGCTATTTTCAGGGGTAGGCGGGTTCGACATGGGGCTAGAAGCTGCTGGTATGACCACAGTTTTCCAATGCGAAATCGACAAACACGCACGATCCGTATTGGATTATCACTGGCCTGATGTACCCAAATGGGACGACGTATCAACACTCACCGGCGCACACATCCTAGAGATGACTGGTGGGGTTGATCTCGTTGCATGGGGGTCACCATGTCAAGACCTGTCGCTCGCAGGAAAAAGAGCAGGACTAACCGGTGAACGATCTGGTTTGTTCCATCAAGGAATTCGTATCATCAAAGAACTAAGGGAGTTAAGTAATGGACAGTCACCAACCTGGTCTATTTGGGAAAATGTCGTCGGGGCCTTATCGTCCAACGGAGGTGCCGACTTCGGGGAAGTCCTCTACGAAATGGATGAAGCAGGGGCGTGTTTCTCAGAGTGGTCCGTGCTGGATGCACAATACTTCGGAGTCCCCCAGCGACGACGGCGCGTGTTCGTCACGACTTGTTTCGATTCTGATACCAGCCTCCGCTGTCCCGAGCCGTTACTTCCTGTCAGCCAAGGCTTGCGCAGGGATTCTGCGACGGGCGGAGAACAGGGGCAAGGTACTACCCGAGAGACTCAAGATCGCATTGGAACAAGTGGTCAATGGGCAGCAGGATCAACACCTAGCGGAATCCTAACTACCTCTGTTACTAGCAAGTGGCATAAGGGTACGGGTGGGCCGTCAGGTTCGGAGCATTACAACCTAGTGGTTGAACCGGTCGAGACATATCCGATTCAGGATGGTCGAGAAATCGAAAAGAAACAGAACGGTTTCGGTGTGGGCGAGGACGGAGATCCGATGTATACCCTTGATCAGACTGGCGCACAAGCAGTGGCGTACTCCATCCGTGAAGATGCCAAAGCAAACAACTTCTCTGCTACCGAAATTGAAACAGCCCGTGCATTGCAGGCGTTACAACCGTCAGTGCAGTCACATCATGCACAGACATTCATCACGCAAGAAGTAACTGTGTTCGCACCATCTGCTGCTCGTAA